TAAAATCAAAAAATAAATAAAATGTTTAAAAATTGGAAAACAACTTTTTCAGGTTTTGCAGCCATTATTGGTGGAGCTGCATTAATTGTAAAAGGTGATTTAGTTGGTGGTGTAACTGCTATTCTTTCTGGTGTTGGTTTAGTTGCAGCTAAAGACAGTAATGTAACTGGTGGTGATGTAAAACAATAGTCAAAGATGAACGCAAAAACTAAACAATATTTAATAATTGGTACAATTGCGTTATTACTAATAATTACACCTATGGCAGCAACAGCAGCAGAAAGTTTAATAAAATCTTTTGAAGGTAAATATTTAGATGCTTACTTAGATCCTGTAGGTATTTGGACTATAGGATATGGAAGTATTTATCATTACGATCTTAATCGTCCAGTTCAAAAAGGTGATAGTATTACAGAAGAAAAAGCAATAGAATATTTACGCAAAGAGATGGGATCTGTAGTAGCAGATATTAAAAAAGTAGTAAAAGTACCAATTAATCAGAACCAACTAGATAGTCTTACCAGCTTTACCTATAATCTAGGTATTGGCAATTTAAAATCTTCTACACTCCTTAAATTACTTAATTCTGGAGCAGATAAGCAAACAGTAGCTAACCAGTTCCAATACTGGAATAAAGGCATAATAAACGGTCAATTAGTACCATTAAATGGATTAACCAGGAGAAGAAAAGCAGAATCAGAATTATTTGTTAAATAGTTTGTTGGTTAGTATGGTTCACCCATTAACTTATATAGTTAATGGGTTTTTTTTGTTTTTTTTGGAAAATAAATTTGTTTATCTCAAAAAAGCTATTACTTTCATATCCTAAACCCTTTTATTATGTTCAAAAACAACGATGCCCAAATACTGGCTAAAATTCAAGCACTACAATTTCAAAAAAAACGCCTACAGAATCTATTCTCTTTAGCTCCTTACAAAAACCCTACCTTTTTCTTTTACGGTAAGGATGGTACTTTTATTTCCTTAGATCAATCAATTGTACCTTTTAATCTTTCTTATGAAATTATTCTGATTTTAGAAGCAGCTATATCAGACCTTGAATTTGCTATTATTGAACAAGAAATTTTACTAAAATGAAACTAACAAAATTAATTTATTATTGGTCAATGTATTATGAACCATTATATATTGATAAAACAAGGAATCATTTAATAATGATATTACAAATAATAAAAAGAGAAAATGAAAAAAGAAACTAAAGAAGCTATAATTGCTATAATTATAAGTTTTATACTTTGCGGTATTTTACAAAATATGTAAATGGAAGAAACTATAATAAACCCCTTAGATACACTCCTAGAAGCAAGAAAGTATAATCCAGATTATTTACCAAGCAAAGATCAAATCTTGTGGACTATACAAGAAAAAACTATTGCTACTACACAAAATTTTCAAATTTTAACTGGTTTACCTAAAGCTGGTAAAAGTACATTTCTTTCTGCTTTAATTTCTACAGTATTTACTCCTTCTGATTTATGGGGTATGAAATTACATTTGCCAGAAGTTAGGAGAAAAATAGCTTATTTTGATACAGAAAGTTCTGATTATGATTTTTTCAGACAAGTAGAAAGAATAAAAAAGTTTTCTGGTATAAATGTTATTCCAGAATGGTGTAGTCTGTTTACTGTTAGAGAAGATGAACCAAAATCTATTTTAATTATGGTAGAGCATTATTTAATTACTACTGGCGCTGCTATAGTTATTATAGACGGTTTACTAGATCTTATTTTTGATTATAATGATCCTATAGAAAGCAGAAAGCTAATTAACTGGTTTAAACGATTAACAAAGATTTACAACTGCTGCATTATTGGAGTATTACATCAAGGTAAAGGACAAGCCGGTACTACTTTAGGACATTTGGGATCTAATACTGATAGATATGCTCAAAGCACTATAGAAATAGTAAAGGATAAAGAAAAACAAACATTTACTATGTCTAGCAGATTTTTAAGAAGTTCAGATGATTTTGAACCCATTACTTTAATTAATGTAGGTGGTGAATGGCTGCAAGTAAGTATTTATGGAGAGATAAGTAAAGAATCAAAACATAAAAAAACAGAACTATCAGAAAAGGATCTTCTACACCGTTCTTTATTTACTCCAAAAACTTACAAGCAATTGCTTAATGATTTGCAAGAAATTACTGGAAAAGGTGTATCTGCTGCTAAAGCAATAATTAAAGAATGGATACAAAAAAATTGGGTATTTAAAGAACAAGAATTATATAAAATTAAAAACTAAAAAAGCAGCAATTTCTTGCTGCTCCTTTCTAATAAACCCCTTTATTAAGAGAAGGTTCTTCTTTCAATTCAAAGATAAATAAAATTTTATGAATTACTACAACTGCATCATATTTTTTTTAGAAGAAACTAATCGCAGACCAACCAAGTATCATAATATCAGAAATTTAGGCAATTTTACCGCATTTGCAGCCAGTAAAGGTGGTAAGGCTATAAATGTGTATGATAAAAAAACTAAAGCGTTTGTTGAGCAGATAAAGATTATTTAAATAGATACCAACTAAAACAAAAATACCAGCCTAATAGCTGGTTTTTTTATGTCTATACTAAAGTATTTTTTAAAGGTGAAAAAAGAACTATCTAATTTGGTTAAAATAAAGGTTGGTATAAAACTAAACAGGGGTATATTTAGGAGTTTCTTCGGTAATCCCAAAGGTATGACCGAAGATACCCCTTTTAAACCAGAGTTTTAAACCTATATACCCTGTTTAACAAAAAATTAACAATAAATTTAAAAATTCTGATTAAATTCGTAGTGATGAACGCAAAAATGATATTAACTATAGCTATTTTGGGTTATGCTACTTGGTGGGGATGGAAAAAATATGTTCTATTGCAAAACGTTCAGATAGAATTAAAATCTGCTTCTATATTTGGTAATTTATTGCAGCCTAAAATAAAAGTTTCATTATTAGTAAAAAATCCTACACAACTAGCAGCTAAACTTACGGATCTGGATGGTTATATAGTGGATAGTAAAAATAATAAGATAGCAGAACTTTCAATATCTGGAGTTTATACAATTGATCCAAATAGTTATATAATTATTCCAGTAGAAATTAAAACTTCTACTTTTGAGATTCTTAATACTTTAGCAGATTTTTATTACAATAAAGCAGAATATTTTAATATTTATGGTTATGCTACAGTAGATAATATTCCTGTTCCTTACCAATTTAATGTTAAAATATAATGGTAAGTAAAAATACTTTATTACAAAATCTCCCCCCCTTTCTTAATAATCAAGAGGTTATTATGGAAAACCAAAATGTAGTAGATATTATCAACGGCATTTTGAACACCCATGAACAATACAAAAGCCAGTATGATAATATTTCTACATTTTTTTTAGGTAAAAATTTAGAAGATACTGCTTATAATGTATGGAACTTTCTTAAAAAAAATGTTCCATATAGAATTGAACCAGAAAATTTACAAACTTTAAGATCTCCTAGTTCTATTATTTCAGGTTTACCAGCAGACTGTAAAACATTTAGTTTATTTAGTAATGGAATATTAGATAGTTTAAGAAGAAAGGGTTTAATAAATTGCAAACTAGCTTTTAGATTTGCTGGTTATGGTATTTTATCTGATAATTTGGAACATGTATTTTCTGTTATTAATCCTAAAACAAAAAATGAAATTTGGTGTGATCCAGTTTTACCAAATTTTGATGAAAAAAAAGAACCTACAATTTTTAAAGATAAAATTATAAATATGGCATTGGTAGCTCTTTCTGGTATAGAAAATGTAAGTCTAAATTTAAAAGGTTTAACATCTAATTCAAGTGGCAAATTTGATGTAAATAAATTAGTTTCTACAGCTTCATCTTTAACTAATCCAATATCTGCTGGATTAAAAGCAATTGAAGTATTAACACAATTATTTCAAAACGCTCCTAATCCAAATGATTGGCAAGGTTGGGATAGACAAGATTATTCTGCTGGTAGAACCCAAGCATCTACAGTAAGAGGATATATAATTGGTGATGGTGATAGTGTACAAAATGAAGCACTTAATATTATAAGTTATATTAAAACTTATGGTATTGATGTTTTAATTAATGGTAATCCAGCTAGAACTACTGGAGATACAAGATTAGCTCAAGATGGAAAAAGCTGGAGAAATGTAACTATAGATGAAATTATTAATAAATTGTCTAGGGGTGGATATTCACAAGAAGCAAATCAAATTAAGCAAACTTATGATAATGCAGTTTATTCTGGTTTAATAAAAGATACTCCACCAGATGCAGCTAAAACTGCTGGTATGAATATTTTGGTTACTCTAGGTTTAGCTGGAGCAGCTATTTATGCAATATCAAAAATGAGTAAATAATGGAAAGTTTAGCACAAAAAAAAGCAAGAGAAAATTTTAAAAAAGCAATTGCTTATAGAACTAAAACAGGATGTAGCTTAAAAGAAGCATTTGCTAAAGTAAAAGGTATTAGTTCTTCTTCACCTTTAAAAAAGAAAGAAGTATTAAAAAAAGATGCAAAAAAGAAAGTTGTAAAAGAAATTAGTGCTTACGATCTAATAAAATATAGAACTAAAGTTGGAGATAAAAAATTCAAATCTTTAACACCTACGCAAAGAGTTAAAGGTGCAAAGACAGATTTAATATCTCAATACAAAAAAAAGAATATTGATATAAAAATAGTAGGTGGAATTTTTGACACACAAATTATTGAGGATTTAGATAGTCTAAAAAAACAATATTTTAAACTAGCAAAAAAATATCATCCAGATGCTGGAGGTACTACAGTACAGTTTCAACAATTACAAGCTGAATATGATGTTTTATTACAAAAATTATTAAGAGGTTCTAGTCTTAATACAGAACAGAAAGAAAATGAAATAATAATAGATAAAGCAATTAGAAACATTATAGATGCTATTATTAATATTGATGGTTTAGATATTGAGGTTGTAGGTAAATGGTTATGGGTTGCTGGACAAACATATCCAGTTAGAACATCATTAAAATCTGCTGGTTTAGAATTTATAAAAAAATCTGGTGTACCTTATTGGGTTTATAAAGGATCAGAATCAAAAGGGAGGGGTAAAATGTCAATAGAGGAGATAAGATCAAAATACGGATCACACAAAATGGAAGCTCCAAAAAATAGAAAAATTGGTGGTATTACAATTAATGCTAAACAAAAAGCTAAACTAAAAAGAGCTTTAATTAAATTAACAAGAGGATTAGATAAAAGACCAGTTTAAAATAATAAACCCTTAAAAATGAAATACCCAATTATAAATTATTGCGGTTTTACAATTGAGAGAAAAAAAATCAATAATGGAATAGATACAAAGTATTATTTCTGCATTGATCTAATAGAAAGAAGGTTTACAACTTTAAATAATGCTAAAAGTTATATTGATTTTTTAGCTAAATAACAATTAAAAAAAACAAAATGGCACGTAGAAATCGTACAGCAAAAAAAAGGGTAACCCGCCGCCGCAGAAGCAGCTCCATGAGTGGAGTTAAAGGTGGGGTAATGTCAGCAGTAACTATTATTGCTGGAGCAGTAACAGCACAAGTGGTAGGTAAAGCAATTGGTAAAGCATTACCAGCTACTACAACAGAAAAAACTAAAGACATTATTGTTGGAGCAGCTCCAATTGCAATCGGTTATTTCCTACCTAAATTTATTAAATCAGAAATGGGTAAAAATCTTGGTATCGGTATGATTGCTGCTGGTGGTCTTAAATTGGTACAATCACAAGTACCAAAATTGGCTGGTATGATGGAAATGGATTATTATGCAAATAAACCAGTAGCTAATATTTCTGGTTATAAAACTGCAAACGGTAATTTAATTAGTGGTTATGCAACTGCAAATAATAATTATATTGCTGGTATTGCTGCCTTGCAAGAAATGGAAAAATGCTAAAATAAATTTATAAAACATAAAATTAAAAATTATGAGTTCTCAAATGGGTTTAAGGTTGGTATATGAAAATGCCAAAAATTTGGTTAACCAACTTGGATATGATACAAGTTCAGCAGTAGTTACTCAAAGTTATTTGAGGAGTGAAGCATTGCTAACTACAACTGCTGCAACTTACAGTTTACCAGTATTGGTAAATCAAAACAGTTCTAATACTAACGTACGTTTGAAATTGCTTAACCTACAGGATCTATTTGTAGTAAGTGAAATTTCTGCATTTTTAGTATCTGGCGCTGCTTCAAATGGCGCTGCTCCTTTTTATGAGTATCCAGATCCTACAGTATTCACTACTGGTTATGCTCAACTGTTTAACGTTTATAATGGTAACCTTTCTATTATTGCAAATAATCAGCAAATTTTACCAGCTTGGGATTTATTAAAACATTATTTTGTTCCACAAACCCAAAAAGGTGTAGGTATTACAGCTCAAACTGTATTCCCTATTAATCAGGTAGATGCAAGTTTCGATACAACGTATCCTGTGGAACCTAATATTGTAATTAATGGAGCTGCTAACTATCAAATAAATTTGAATTTACCAGCTGCTCCAACTACTTTAGATTCAAACACCTATTTTGCTTTATTGGTACGTGGTGTATTGCTGCAAAACTGTTCTTCAGTTAAATAATTTAAATGTTCTTCTTTCACCTTTAAATAGAGTGAATAACTTTAGCTGGTGTAGGTCAACACCAGCATTTTTTAAAACATAAAAATTAAATAAAATGAAAGTAGCTCGTTTTGAAGCAGTAGAAATATCTGTACCTAGTGGATCTACTCTTACCCGATTTTCGTTTCCAGATCTTCCAAATTTGCGTAATGCC